CTAACATCCTGGCGTAAGTTCACCATTCCAAACACCGACAAGCTGCCCAAGAAGCGGCACTCACATTATTCGCAGCGGAGTCGCCCGCTCCCCACTGTTGTCGAGGCTACTCGCGACTACGGTGACCACTATTATGACAATAGCGGGCGACTCCGTCTCGTACCGGTGAGACCGTTCAATCCAATGGTTGCAGATTTCCGGCTTGATGACGCTCCGAAGATCAATGCTCCCGTTCATGCACCATTGGACCAATTGGGTCCGGTACTCTCTCAACAAGTACCGGTCGTCACTGGCAATGACTTTGAGTCTATGCTTGCTGCGTTTAACAAACGCTGCAACTTCCATAGTGACGAGAGAGTTTGCCCCAGTATCGTGAAGGAGGCCAAGCGATTAGCCTCCCTCGTCTTCCCGAAGATGGAAGCCTTCGATTGGACACAGGACATCTATGACCGATGGGTGTCCAAGTTCCCCCCTGAAAAGCAATATCGAATGGCAGCTGCAATCAGCAATCTTCACGATGTGGACTTCCGCACCCTTAACACCAAGTCACTCATGGTGAAGGGTGAAGTGCTCTTAAAACGGAATGACCACTCATGGGCTCCGCGCGTTATATACGTGGGTTCTGACGAATACAACGTCCTCACAGGACCGCTTATGGATGAGTTCAATAAGCGGCTGAGCTGCGCGTTAGACGAGTTCTCTGACATCAACGTTGAGAAAGTCATTTTCGCCTACACTAAGCAAGATGTGGATATAGCCAACGCTCTTGCTGGATGTGAAAGGTACGTAGAAGGCGACTATTCCGCAAATGACAAGAGCCAGTTGATGGATGTACATGAGATTTTTGCACACTGGTTGAAGTGTTCTGGAGCGCCTTTGTGGTTTCGTCGTTTTTACATTGCGAACAGCCGCTCATTTCGCGTTCGTTCTTATGACTATGGTGTTAGTGCTACGATTTATAATCAGTTGGCCACCGGTGGCACTGACACCACAGGTAGAAATACAGTCTGGAACTTATGCTTATGGTGGTCGTTCGTGCGGAAACAAAAATATGTAAAAACGCGTGCCGCCGTACTTGGCGATGATTTGGCTGGTGGCGTAGGTGAAGGATTTGATCTCGAGGCGTGGAAGGTTCACTGTGCTTCGGCAGGTATGAAGCTGACCTGTTCCCACAGGCGCTTCTACTGTGATTTGACCTTTCTCTCACGATTCTTCATCCCTGCGGGAGTAGAGGACTGCATGGTTCCCCTTATTGGTAAAGCTTTGTGCAGGTTCAATGCACGGGCTAATCGTAATCAAGATGTTACCGATGAGGAGTACATGTGCGGCAAGGCTCTCTCTTACGCCTATGAGTTCCGCCACGTCGCCTATATGCGTGACGCTTTTCTTGAACGCGCACGGCGCACTGGTATTTCATTTGACAACGTCAATCTTCACGACTTAACTTGGTTTGCTAAACAAGGCGTCAAGAGCGTGTCTGACGTTTGTCGTGCTATTGTCAATGAACCACTGGTGTTATCCGATGATGAGTTTCTCGACGTCATAATGGCTAAGTACGACATTGGCCTCTTTGACATGGATGAACTTCGGGACAAGCTTATTCTCAGCGATGTCGTTGAGACCTTCAGTGATGAGAGATATTATAAGTTTGAACACGAAGTGGCATAAACTTTCGGTTGCCTCGACCCCGGTATGGCTTGGTCCCCCTTAAGGACCCGGCGTGGGAGATGCTGGTGCCCACCACTCGCTGGTACCGAGGAAACACCCCTCGTAAAACCTAGG